TGGTGCTAATGCCGCTTCTACAGCGATTGTAGGCTCTGTTACAACTACAGTAGTTGCCGCAGATGCAGGGGCAAGCGCATGGACAGTAACAGCCACAGCAGATACGACTAATGGTGGATTAGCTATTACCTTTACTGGTCAAGCCTCAACGACTATTAGAACTGTAGCCCGTGTTAATACAACCGAAATGACTTACTAATAGCTTATATTTAAACTCTTAACCCCTAAAAACTTACTTAACAGCTTATAAAGGAACTATTAATGGATTTAAGAATTAAATATTTTTTTAATAAAGACAAGGATTGGCTATATGAGCATTACATAGTCAAGAATATGTCTATTCAAAAAATAGCTGATTCTGAATCACTTCCATATCATGTTATTAGAAATGCTTTATTAAAAGCTGGTATAGCAATGAAGCCCCAAAAGATTTATGGTCATGTAAATCACCCAAATAGGAAAAAAGAAAACCATCCTAGATGGAAAGGTGGAAATCCTAAATGTTTAGACTGTTCAAAACAACTTTTATTTGGACACTCTAGATGTTGGGATTGTTACAGAACATCTATAGGCATTGATATTAACAATCCTGTAATAAAAAGACCAGCACAGCTTGAAAGATTTACTACAGAATATAAAAAATGGAGAACATCTTTATTTGAGCATTATGAATATAAATGCTACATCTGTAAAAAACACGATAGAAAGCTAATTGCTCATCATTTAAACTCTTACTCATCATACCCAGAAGAAAGACTTGATTTTAATAATGGGGTTGTTTTATGCAGTAAACATCATTCATATTTCCACAAGAATTATGGATTTCACAAAAACACGAAAGAACAGTTTTATGACTATCTTTCAAATTTAGCAGAAATTATTTAAGGAGAACTACTGTGGCTTTACGATTATCTGTTCAAACTCAATTTGGCGCACCAGCACCTGATGCTTATGCACGCATCACTAACTTCTTTGGCACTAAAGACCAACTTCAGGTTCAAGTGGCAATCTATTACAACGAAGATGCAAGACATAACAACATGGCAACTGTTAAAGAAAATGCCCATTACATTGCTATGGAAGATTTAAAGGGTGATTTGATTCCTGCAATTTATGCAGTATTAAAGACTTTTAGCCAATACGAAGGCGCAGTAGACGCTTAAAAAATAGCTTGACTTTTTTACAAAGTTGTGTTAAAATACTGCAATAAAGTTAGTATACGCTAACATTCTCCAAAAGGACAAAGAATGGATGAGAAATTACAAGCCTATTACGAGGCTAGGTTCTCGATGATGGCTACAGTAGGATGGAAAGATTTTATTGAAGACGCTCAACAGATGTTTGACGCTTTGAATAATGTTTTACCAATACAGAATGAAGCAGAACTGCAATTAAAACGAGGACAACTTGACATCCTTCAATGGGTGTTAAACCTTAAAAATAGTTCTGACCAATCTTACGAGCAACTCATGTCGGGAGACTCAGTCAATGTCTCGTAGGTTATTTGATTTTCTCTGTGAAGAGAAACATTTGCAAGAACACTTTGTTAGTTATGAGGTGACAGAAGTTTCTTGTGAAATATGTAGTAAACCTGCTCTAAAGCAGATTTCTACTCCAACTATCAAACTTGAACCCTACTCTGGCATTTTTGTCAGTGCAGCAGACAAGTGGGCTAGGAAAAGAGCAGAGAAACTGAAACAAGAGCAGAAACAACAAGCCTAAGATACCTCGAAAGAGCCTTAGATTATAAATCCTAAAATCACTTGATTCGGTGACAGGAGACTTTAAAAATGGCAGCACAATTGATTGATGAAAACGAACTGTTAGATAACCAAAACCAAACAGCCGACGATATTACTGATGAGACTTCTGATGTTCCAGAAGCAACCCCAGAAGTAAATGCACCAGTAGAAGAGTTACCAGAGAAGTATAAAGGTAAATCCGCTATAGAGATTGCTAGGATGCACCAAGAAGCTGAAAAGCTCATTGGCAGACAAGCAAACGAGGTTCACGAAGTTAGAAGTTTGGCAGACCAGTTATTAAAACAGCAACTCGATTCCAACAAGTCAACGGTAGCCCCGATTGAAGAATCGCTTGAAGAAGACTTTTTTGTAGACCCTAATAGAGCAGTCGCAAGAGCAGTTGAGAAGCACCCTGCTGTAATTGAAGCTAAAAACACAGCAATGGAATTAAGGAAGAACAAGACGGCAGCACAACTGTCGGCTAAACACCCTGATTTTGGAACTATTGTACAAGATACTGGTTTTCAAGATTGGGTTAAAGCTTCCCCTATTCGATTGAATATGTTTGCTAAAGCAGACGCTGAATATGATTTTGATAGTGCTAATGAATTGTTATCTACTTACAAAGAGATTAAACAAATTCGTCAAGTACAACAAGTTCAGAAAACAGACGCTGTAGAAGCTAAAGCACAAGACGCAGCAATGAAGGCAGCAACTGTCGATGTAGGCGGAACTGGTGAGTCCAGTAAAAAAGTATATCGTCGAGCAGACCTTATTAAACTGAGAATGACAGACCCTGATAGATACATGGCATTACAAGATGAAATTATGCTAGCGTATTCACAAGGTCGTGTTAAGTAATTTTAGAATTATTAATTTAAAGGAAATATATTATGGCATTAGGTACAGCTCATGTAACAGTAACAACAGCAGCAACATTCATCCCAGAAATTTGGAGTGACGAAATTGCCGCTGCCTATAAAAAATCATTGGTAGCAGCTAATCTTGTCAAGAAGATGTCTTTCAAAGGTAAGAAAGGCGATACCGTTCATATCCCTGTTCCAACTCGTGGTTCAGCATCTGCTAAGTCTGCATCAACTCAAGTAACTTTGATTGCTGCAACTGAATCAGAAGTAACCGTATCTATCAACAATCATTACGAATACAGCCGTTTGATTGAAGATATTGTCGAAGCTCAAGCTTTAGCATCACTGCGTCAGTTCTACACAGACGACGCTGGTTATGCTTTGGCTAAACAAGTTGACACTGACTTGATTAAACTTGGTCGTATTGCTCAAGGTGGCGCTAATACTGCTGCTTATACTGCTGGCTTTATCGGTGGTGATGGCTCTACAGCTTATGTTGCCGCTTCCAACAACGCTTCTGCTCTGACTGATGCTGGTATCCGTCGTGCTATTCAGCGTTTGGATGACAGCGATGTTCCAATGGATGGTCGTTTCTTCATCATCCCTCCATCAAGCCGTAACACATTGATGGGCTTAGCTCGTTACACTGAGCAAGCATTTGTTGGTGAAAGCGGTTCTAGCAACACCATCCGCAATGGCGAAATCGGTAACCTCTACGGTATGCCTGTATTTGTGTCTTCTAACGCTGACACAACTTCTGGTTCTACTGCAGCTCGTGCTTGCTTGATGGGTCACAAAGATGCAATGGTATTAGTTGAGCAAATGGGTGTTCGTTCACAAACTCAGTACAAACAAGAGTACCTCGGTACACTGTTTACTGCTGATACACTCTACGGTGTTTCAGAGTTGCGTGACTACGCTTCTGTTGCTTTGATTGTTCCAGCTTAAGTAGCAATCTTGTTTTACTCTGCCCCGGTAGAAACTGCTGGGGCAGTTTACTTTAGTACTCTGTTTAGAGTTTTAAAATAAACTGTGGAGAAATAAATGGTAAAGTTTAAATGTATTGTTTCTGGTAATATTATTCAGTTTGAACACGAAGTAGATATTGTTACTACTCGTGACAATCCAGCTTACGAAGAAGTTAAAGAAGAAGTTGCCAAAGAAGCAACTCCTGTCGCTAAAAAAGCAACAAAGAAAACCACATCTGAGGAATAAGTATGGCAAACTATACCAAAACCACTAACTTTACCGCTAAAGACGGTTACTCTAGTGGAGATTCTAGAAAGATTATTCGTGGGTCTGAACACGACACAGAATACAACAACATTGCTACAGCGATTCAAACCAAAGCTGATGCTGCGTCTCCGACATTAACTGGAACAGCTACAGCAGTAAATCTCACTGTTAGCGGAACACTTACAGCTTCTAGCGGTGCATCAATGGGAAGTAACAAGATTACTTCTTTAGCCAATCCTACAACAGCTCAAGACGCTGCTACTAAAGCGTATGTTGATGCAGCGCTTCCGTCTACAGCAGGATTGCTACTAAACACCAATAATCTTTCTGATGTCTCCAATACAACTACTGCTAGAACAAATCTAGGGCTAGGAAGTATTGCAACGCAAGCAGCCAGTGCTGTTGCTATTACAGGTGGCTCAATTACAGGTATCACTGACTTAACCGTTGCTGATGGCGGTACAGGCGTATCTACTTTATCTGCCAATGCTGTTTTGCTTGGTAATGGTACTTCTGCATTGCAGACAGTTGCTCCCGGTACTTCTGGCAATGTCTTAACTTCTAACGGCACTACTTGGTCTTCAACAGCACCTGTATCGTCTTATGTAGGTGCAAAAGGTCAAGTATTTACATCAAACGGAACTTTTACTATACCTACTGGAGTTACTGCATTAAAAGTTACTGTTATTGGTGGTGGCGGAGGTGGCGGTGGCTCGGGTTATAATAGTGGCAACACTGGAGGAACTTCTAGTGTAGCTTCTGGAACTCAATCTATTTCA